TTGATTATTCGCCATCACATACATCCTTTTTCTTTCTCAAAACAGAAATGGTAGTATTGTCCGGGATCACTGGCTCGCCTTCATGCGGCCAGGAATAAAGGCTCGAATAGGCAGCATGCGGCGGACCAAGATCCGTTTCAAAAACCCACCCAGCCTCTTCCCAGCGTTTGACCTGATGATGGGGAACATATTTGAAGTGCTTGATCTTCATATCCATCTACCATAATAGCATAAAAAGAGGGGGCCGTAGCCCCCAATTCTGCGTCAAAATTCGCCGAAAGACAAAGTCTTTTCAACAAAAGGACCTTTGGAAACGCCCGTCCCAATTGGTTGTGAACCAAGCTTGGAAACGACGTCAGACAACGCCGCAACCATTTTTTCTAGATCCTCAACGCGCCTTTCAAGTTCGCCTTTTTTATCAACAAATCTTGTTCTAACGATCCCAAATGACTCGGACCTTATATTCTTGACAGACCAGCGAGAAATACCAGGCCCAACTGCAGCAGCAATTTTATCGTCGTCCCAGCCATCATTATATTCATAAATGTTGTCTGGCTTTCTGATGCCGTTTTTCTTCAGCAGTTCATATATCTTAAAAGATTCCGGTCTCGTTACGCGGTTTAACTTGCTCATATCGATCCCCTATAGCGTTGTTGCGGCGCGCTCTATGTCTGCGCCAAGCTGATCCAAATTAATGGCTGCAGCAATTTCTGGTTTGTAAGAAGTCTTGATCTTGCTCAAAGCGGTTGCACTTTTATTTACAACCTCAACAGGCCTTAGATCAGCTTTTTTCAGTTCCGCTTTCTTGATGTAAGCGACGCCTGAATTAGCTGCCTGGCTGTTGATGTAGTCCTGTGCAAAGAGCGCCGCAAAGGCACGATAATTAATCCCGTCAAGGTAATTATCGACGTTTGTCGGATTGGCAAACATACGCGCGTCTTTCACGCACTCAAGGAGAATGCATACTTCGTAAGGATGAAAATCACGACCAATACGAAGAGAAAATAAATCAGCGATCAACTGAAAGTTATTTTCAAAGTCACCATGTGTCTTGCCGCGCTCTTCAAGAACGCTCGCTGCTTGATGTAAAAGTTCATGCGGATTTGCGGTTATTGTCATATCGATCTCTTTTCTGTGTGTTTTGGAAAGCTTCGCCATTCATGACCTTTATTTTACCAACATACCGGTAATTTAAAGCCATCTGGCCTCTGCTATTTTCAGTTCCTGTCGTCGGGTCGCGATAAAACTCTTCAACCAAAACAAAATCATTAGCGGTTAACGCCGTAATGAAGTCTTCCAGGCTATTGGAGTCAGCGTGCTCAACATTAACCTGGTGAACCAAATTATTGTTGAACGATGGCATATTCATCGTAACCAGAAAACGCATGTCCATTCCTTGTGTAAGCAGGGTGCGGCGCGCTTTGCGAGTTACACCGCACCCTGTATTAGATGACGCTAATGGAGTACCGTCACCTAATTTATGTTAACCGAAATCATCCGCATCAGCAGGAGCAGACACGCGCGTCGAACCTGTAGACGCAGGGCTGCTTAAGGACGATGATGACGATGACGAACCACGCGCTGTATAGACAAGGTCGTCTGGGCGCTTAACCCATCCAACGATTTCCCATACAGGCACGTAGTTCGTCGTCTTCAAAGCCCCTCCGCTTGAAGATTTTGCAACCGAATCCTTAAACTCAACAACCGGTAGTTTGCCAGCGTTGGACTTAGAGCCAGTGTCATAAGAATCCATCAGGTTTTTGATACCATCAAGGCATGCTGCAGCATTGCTAGAAAATTCTCTAACGTCGCCGCCGCATTCTTTTGATAGCTTCAATACAAGACGGAAGCCGCGCTTAAATCCTTCTTCCGATGGCTTATCAACCTTCACGCCATCAGCGTAACGACGCACGCGGTAGTCTGGAGCGCCACCCGTATTAAAATTAATCCAGCCAATCTCGACATTATCAAAGTCAAAAATTGCCTTGAAGCTGCGCGTGATATCAACGTCATTGTTTTCGCCATTCTCACGATCGCGACGTGAGAGGCGACCAGAACGCGCATCATATTTAATGATCGGCAGAAAACTATTGCCTTCGCCGACACTATCAAAAAACCCATCAAAAGCCATTATACTTCTCCACTTTGTGCGATGATCTGGCTCACCGCTTGCCTCTCCCCATAGCGGGGAATCTCGCCATCAAAGCATGCTAGGATGAATGTTTTCCAGCTGCTCAAGAATTTCATCAATTGATTCCATAACTGGAGAAATTCCATAATCCATAAAAATTACAGATTTTGACCATGGATAGTTTTCTTCATCGTCCTCATCTTTAATACAAATATGTTTTACTGATCTTGCTTTAAGCAGTAATTTGCTTAACTCGCCATCAACCATGTGGCTAAGACATAAAAACCCAAATTTATTCCCCGGCATTACTTGCATGCTAAACTCCCCATATTTCAAAAACAGCCTGTCTCGACATTGGATCTTTGAAGTAAAAACTCTCAACGTCTGGCATAACATATCTAGCCAGTTCATGCGGATCTTCGCTTATCGATAAAAACCTTTGGATTGCAAGACCGATTCGCTCCAAAGACGCGACATGTTCAGATACATTATCGACCCGATACGTCGCAGACTTTTTCGGCGTGACATAAGTAACTCTTGGGTCAATCGCATTGCCGCGCGCAGCAGCATAGAGCGCAACCTGTCGCGCATGATTTGTGCTAATTTTACTTGGTAAGGCATGCGTCGTTTTCAGATCTACCAGTATGTTATGGTTCGCCCATTCAATATCATAGAAACCAATAAAGGGGACCGCGATCGAGTCAAAATGATACTCAATCGCACCCTGGGTTGATGTTGGCTGTCCATACGGTCGCAATTCTTTAAGGCCGATTTTAACCATTTCAGGAACTGCGGCTTCTTCTTTGTCTCGGGCAGGATCACCGGATAAAGCGGTAAGTCTCCAGAACTCATCCTTGGCTATCCCTATACACTCTTCATCATTGGCACCCGTTACAAGGCCATGCACAACGCCCTTCTCCGTAGCCGTCCCTCTATGTGCGGCTGCGCCCACCTGGCCTTTTTTCTTTAAACATTTGTCCAAAACAAATGCGGCCTGCGACCCAATGAATAGGTTGCAGGTTGATGGAGACAGATGTTTGATGCCGTGAGCGGTAAAAGGATCGTTGTTCATAAAGCCTCAATATCGATTCGGTCTAGATTTAGCGGCCCGGTAAGCTTCAGTCAATCTATATTTTGTGGCATTGACATTTTTTTAGATTTAGCATTAGCGTTTAAGGCCCGGACCGGGAATCATATGGAGATTGAGATGAAGACAAATTTATATCGGCATTATAATCAAGAAGGGACGCTGCTTTATGTCGGAGTATCTTTATCTGCTGTAAACAGGCTCGCACAACACAGAGAGCATTCCTCATGGTTTGATGAAATAGCTACAGTAAAAATTGAAACATTTGATTCCAGAGATGGAGCTCTAACTGCCGAAACAATAGCGATTAATGAAGAGCGGCCTGTTTATAATATTCATAAAAAAACTAAAGATAAAGGAGAGACTAAATATGAAGCCGCTGAAAGATCTAGAAATGAAGTAACAAGGAAAATTGTTAATTTTGGCATTTTGTATTCCACTCAACAAGTTGCAGACATGTTTTTTACGAACACTAATTCTATTAAACAGCTTATAGAAACTAATAAATTAGGGGCAATTAAAACATATGACAAAATTAAAAATACTAGATTTGGCGCTCGAAGATTTAAAAAATATGTAGTTTCAGGATGGCAGCTTATAGATTTTATTGAATACTCTCAAAAATTTGGAGAATTTCCTTTTGCAAATCAAAATAAGGAATCGGAATGAAATGCATTATGGGCATTGATCCCGGCATAAGCGGCGCAGTAGCATTTTATTTTCCCGATCAACGTGCAGGCATATCGGCATATGATGTTCCTATTGTTGGCAAGGAAATAAATGCATCAGCATTGCATGATTTAATTCATCAATACGCGCCTGACTTAGCCGTTATCGAGATTGTCCATTCTATGCCCAAGCAAGGCGTCGCAAGCAGTTTTAATTTTGGCATGAGTTATGGAATTGCAAAGGGCGTTGTTGGCTCTTTGCATATTCCAACAATAAATGTTGCGCCGACAAAATGGAAAAAGCATTTTGGTTTAACGGCCGACAAAGAACAAGCACGCGCTCTTGCTATTTCAACGTGGCCATTCAGCGAGCACTTTCGCAGGAAGAAAGATAATGGCCGCGCGGAAGCAGCTCTTCTCGCACTGTATGGTGCAAGGATAAACTTATAAAAAATAAGCGCCCATTGCTGGACGCCATAAAGTCTCAAGGGAGGTGTCGTAATGACGAAAGCAAAACGACCATGAATAGATACAGTATTCATTAACATAAATCAATCGATATAAAGGCCCCTCAGCATGTTACCGGAATTTGATTCAGAGTTCGCCTCACCCGCGGACTATGCAAAGCTCTATCGTCAATTAGGCATGCAGGTTGTTCCTGCATACATGCCTAATGAAGCGAAGTCATGGAAACGACCATTCCTGCAAGAATGGAAGCAATACACGCACGAACTTGTATCACAGGAGGTGTTCGATGGATGGTATGGAGCCGCAGGGAAGTATTCCCAAAGAAGTAATATGGGTCTCATTACTGGCGTGTCTCCTGGGCGCATCGTTGTTGTTGATCTCGATACCCATAAAAACCCCAAAGCCCAAATTTGGTGGGACGGGGTTCACACAGACCATAACGCCGGCATCATGTCCGAATGTCCCACTCAGCGAACAGGCGGTGGCGGCTACCAAATGTTTTTCCGTGCGCCTGAAGGATGGAATTGTCCTACCTGTAAAAATAGTGAATTAGGCGTCGACATCCGAGGCGTTGGCGGCTTTGCAATGCTTCCGCCCTCGAAGCACGAATCAGGAAAGCATTACGATTGGTTGACCGACCAAGAGCCGGACACGATCGAAATACCAGAAATGCCAAAGTGGCTATGTGATGAAATAGATTCACTAGGTGCAACTATTACACCTGCAGGCGAGCGAATTAAAACCGCTACGCCCGAAGCCGAGTTCGATGAATGGGGCAAGCGCAAGGACGGCCGCGAAAGCCTGATGCATCGCATGATCTTTCGCAAGGTCATCGATCTCTATCGCGACGCGCCGATCATTCCGACTGAATCAGAGCAAACGACGCACAAGAAGGAATTATTCGAATCATACGTCGAATCTGTCGAGGCCAGGATACATGAGCCTGGCACGCCGAAGCATATGCTGCTCGAGCGTGAAAACCGCGGCATTACGCTTTTCAATCAGAAATGGCGCGCGGCAATCAAGCAGTGGGATACAAAGATCGCCGACGAGGCCGGTAAGCCCCAGCCATATGAGACAAATGAAAGAGTAATCCTCGAAAATTTTACCCAGGATGTTCCGGATATCACAGACGGTGGTGAGGTTCAAAGGCCGCCGGATTTGTTTCGGGTCTGGGACATCGAGGATTTACGAAACATGTCTCCTCCAGTCTGGCTGTGGGAGGGGATCATTGTCGAAGGCGGGTCACACTTTTTCGCAGCAGCTCCAGGCGTCGGCAAGACATTCGTTGGCATGGGCCTCGGCGTCGCCGTAGCAACGGGCATGGATAGCTTTTTAGGCCGGAAGGTCAATACGCATGGCTTGGTGATTTATATCACTACAGAGGGCCTATACGACCATTACAACCGCATCAGCGCATTCGAGGACGAATACGGCGTTAAGCTTGATCGGAAGAACTATATCGTCATCCCTGACGCGTTAAACCTTATGCGTGAGGCCGATCGTTTGCGGCTTATGAAAACGCTCTCCTGGGAAATAAATTATCGATCGAAGGGTAAAGATCCGGCGTTAATAATTTACGATACGATCTCTAAGGTTATTCCTGGAGCAGACGAAAACGGCGCTCCAGAGATGTCGATCTTTAATGATATTAGGACAAAGATCCGGCAGGCGTTCAACTCAGCAGATATCGGCATGCATCACGTCGCCAAAAACGGCGAAGGCGGCATGCGTGGATCGTCAGCCCTGATCGGCGACGGAGATAGCATCATGACGATGGATCGCGAGAAGGGCTCCGACGAGCTCATCATGACTGCCTACAAGATCAAGGCCGCTCCAGATGGCTGGTCGATGACGATCAACATGAAGACCGTCAGCACAGACGGGTTCAAAACGTCGTTGGTCCCAACAATCCAAAAGAGCGACAAGGCGGCCGCAAGGGATGTTGGCTTTGGCAATAAGCAGGAGACAGGCTTCTATTATGCCGGTCCTATCAAGATGCCGATCGAGGAGCGCGACCGCATCCTGGCGTCAATTAAAGAGGATTGGGACGCCAATAAACCATGGTCAATGGCGAGGAATATGAAGCTCGATCCACGTCATGCATACCGTCGATTGCACGCCATAACGAGACGCAAATTAAACGAATCAAATTCATACGCCGTGATAAGTGCGCTCGTTGATTCGGGATTTATTGCCGAGCAAGTGAGAAACAAGGACACAAAAATGAAGGGGCTGAAAATAATTTTTGACCCCCGAAATGTTACGGAAGTAAATTCTAAAAATTCCGGAAGTAGGATAGATACTTCCGGGCCTGAATCTAACGAAAACAATGATTAATATATGCTCCGGAAGTAACATACTTCCGGGCACGGAGATAGCTTGTATACTCCCGTGAGGTTTTACATGATATATCAGCAACTTAGATACGGAAGTAAGTATACGGAAGTAATCCCCCCCCCTTTGGGGAATCCCCCCCGCTCCGCTTCGCGGCTGCGCTGACGCTGCGCCGCTCGCTGCGCTGCCGACGCGCTTGACGGCGGCGGCGGGATAGTGTTAAAACCTAACGGCAATTTGAATTGTTGAATTTTGAAATGATTACTAACCCTCCCCCTGAACTTACTGGCGGCCGGCTTGAGCGATTTATGGCGGTTGTCAAAAACGCGCCAAGAGATCCGTCGTGTGGATGTCTGAAGCTCGGCGAGACGGCGATGCTGCTCATCGAAGCGATTTTTGCTGAACAGAGAACTGTTGATATTGAGATGGAGAAGAGAGATGGCGAAGGAACCGGCATTTGTAATAAATAAAAAAATACACAGACATGCAGGCGGCGACACAATGGGGTCGTCTAATCTTGACGCACCGCCACCAAAGCTCAAGTCGATCCGGCAGGCTCGATTGGATGAAAAGCTGAAAGATGAATTATACGGCGACGCGGCGAAGGCCGCTCGAGCCAAGGTGACGCTGCCAAAGTTCTCCTGGGATAAGGACTAGCGTCATGGCGAAGAAACCGGCGAGGAGACCTCCGACAAAGTCTGACCGCGGCGTCGCAGTTAGTCACTACACACCGATACCTTGGATGGCGACTCCCGGCATGTATATCGCCGGCAGGGCTGCCCTTGATGAGGCGGACGCGCTCGAGGTGCAGTTAGAGCTCAAGTGGGGAAGGGATAGGCTGCGGCTACTCGTTAGCACGGAGCTGAGGGAGAAGTTCGATCGGCAACGCTACCTTACTAGCCAGGCGCGTTGGACAGGCAATCTGGAGGACGTGAAGCGTGAATCAGCTCGTATGGCGAAGGCTTGGGCTGCGCTCGATAAAGCGGCGGAGGCAAACGGCGCGGAAGTTCTTGACCCGGCAATATGGGAGGTATGTCTTGAAGACGGCACAGTGGCAACTGTCGTCAGAGAGCCTCAATTGGCGAATCGCATTCTTGCGGAAGGTCGTAAAATAAACGTCTATACGCTGGACGAAATTGCGCATATTATTTCTGCATTCCCAGAAATAGCGATGGCAAAGAAAGAGTTTCCAGGCGCGACGGTAACGAAGACAAAGACGGCAGTGCAAGATCCACTGGATACGCCAATTGGTCCGCCAACGGCAGAAGGAATATTTGATGCAACTCCGCCAATTGATGGCATTGAAGGGTTCAGTTGGGAAACGGGAGACGACATTCCCTTTTAAGGAATCACGAGGGTAACGCCCGCCGGCCCTGTGGTCGCGAATAAATGGCGAGGTAGTTCAGTTTGGAGTATCTGAGTAACAGAAGCACGCATCGCGTGACAACATGCGTGTAAAGGGGAGGCAGCTGCTTGCTTCTGCGAAGCTCGCAGAGATTTGCAGCTTACCTCCCCTTTTTTTATACTAACTCAATTGAAGATTTAACTCTTACAATTGTAACATTTTTTGCGTCTTTTTCTGAGAACCATCCAGTTTTCTTAAGTTGCTCAATTCTTATATCTGCAAAGAATCGAGCATCCTGTTTTCTTTTAAAGACAGGAGCGTTGATGGCGTCTACATGAGCATCGTCTGGGCGCGCAGTCCAAAGCCTTCTTTTACCCCAGGCAACTGCCCACCCTGTTCCTGAATGTTTTAACATTATGCACCTTCCCTTAATTCTGCTTGCAGGGCGTCTATAAGCCAGTCTTGGGTTAGCTGGCCTTCATCAAGAGCCAACAATAAAAAGGCAACCGTCATCGGAATTGGAAAGTCTCCTTGTCGCCATGCAATTACCTGTCTTGCTGTCACGCCGGATATCGTAGCTAAATCCTTCACTGACAGGTCCTCTTTTTTCATTATCTGTCTGAGCGTTTCCGGCGTCATTTTTTGCAAGTCCCCGAGAGAGTAAAAAGATAATCACGTCATGCTCCGTCCAATTGTAATTGGGTTGACCAATAGGCCTGCTTGTCAATGCGCAAAACACATTCCAGAGTTTAGGATTAACGTCGTAGCAAAGCTGCAAGCTGCCAAAGATAAAGGGGCGTTTCTGATCCATATCAATCTCCGTTATTCAGGCGCATGTTTTGATACGGCAATTTTTTCGCCGTATACTTCGTTTTGATATAATTTATCAGCTACATTCATTGCCTCTGAACGTGTTAAAAATTCATAAACTCTGCCGTCGCTGGTTTGCATTGCATTCCAAACAAATCCATTACCTTGTCTTTTTTTGATCCAAATTTTCCACTTATCCATATCAACCTCCAAAATATCCATAATCAGGGTGGTAAACGGTCATGCCTTCGCCGACGATGTAACGAGCAAGATCTCGTGCAGGGCGGTGGTCCATGGCGAACGAGCCGCCAATCCATTGCCAATCTTCGATGAGCATGTTCAGCTCTTCCTGGACAAATTCTAGAGCCTGCGCAGAAACAGGCTGGAACTGCCACAGGGTGGCCCATTCGCCGGCATGAACGATGAAGTCTGGTTTTACGGTGTTTGTCATATCAATCTCCATATCAATTAATGATTCATATCATAGTGAAGTTTCTTCACTTGTCAACTGTCCCAGGGAACTTGATTCCATTCTGGTAGATTGCAGACGATGTCTTCTGAAAGGATCTCAATTGCACGCGAGATCTTCTTAAACAAAGGATCTTTTGGGATGTCGCCTTCGCTGCATTGGTAACGCAGGCAGTGCAAAGCTTTAACGGCGCTCATTTTTGAGACGTCAACATCGCCAACGCTTTCAAATTTAGGAGCGGGATCATTCTCATTGTAGCGCGCATTAACGGCGCGCATATTTAAATCAAGAAGCTTCTGGCCAACTGATGGGCTATAACCAAAAGCAAGCTTGGCATAAAACAGGCCATACAAGCATCGGTGGATGGTCATGTTGTTGACGACGAAAGCAGACATATCAATCTCCATAAATTTCTAAGTATTGAATAGCGCATCTGTAACCGAGAACTTTGTAGGCGTTATCAGTTAATGTTTTGTAAACCTCGGGTTCAGCGTCAGATATATCCATGTCCATTCGCCAGAATTTTATGAGGCTTTTGAGAAGATCATCAGGATATTCATGAAAGCGATGGTCAGGGATTGGTTTCGTAAGCGGTGCCATATCAATCTCCATCAGGTATAAAGGGGAGGGGCCGGAGCCCCTCACATTAGACGGCTAAGGAAAGCTTTGGCTTGATCTGCAGAGCCGTCGAAGGCTTGCCAATCTTGGTCAGCGCAGCGATCTGGTCAGATGTAGCGCCGAGCTCCTTGAGGAGAGCGATGGCAGCTGCCTTGTCGAGCGTCTCTGCACCCTTCTTGGATACAAGAGCAACGACGCAGGTATCGCCAAGGATCTCTTCCTCGCCGGTAGAAATGATCTCGGCCTTGACGGCGTCGATGCGAGCAGCGAGGTTTTTCTCCTCATACTTGAGAGCAGCGTAGGCATCAGCAAGAGCGGCGGTGTTTGAAGCGTTTGTCATTGTCGTATCTCCGTTTCAATCTCAATCTCAATGATGATATTGATACATGAAGTTTCTTCACCTGTAAACCCCCTTCTATCATTTTTTTTAAAAAAATGTTTTTGTTGCTTCGGAAGGAATGTTGACATGACGCGAGACTTGAGAAAAGTTATAGGACGTGGCGTCTGCACCTTCGGGGCCACGATTAATCGAAATCGAGATGGATACGGAAGTATACAAGCCGCAGACCCTTCAGACACCTGTCTCGAGCTATGTGACTATTGTTGGCACATGGCTAATCACATCATGCAAGGAATAGAAGATGCAGAAGCAGGGAAACAACAATCAGCTGAAAGCTTTGATCGAAAGGATCGAGAAGCTTGAAGAAGAAAAAGCAGAAATCGCAAATGATATTAAGGAAGTTTACCTCGAGGCTAAATCAAGCGGATTTGATTCGAAAATCATTAAAAAGATTATCGCAATGCGCAAGCAGGATGACGCCAAGAGGAAAGAGGAGCAAGCTCTTCTGGCAGTTTATATGGATGCTTTGGGCATGCTGGCGGATACCCCCCTGGGAAAGGCAGCGATGGATAGAGCAACAAATCCAGCCCAAGCAGACGACGAAGACCTAGATTTTTAATCAGTAAACAACGCGCCCTGGATGTGTTATAGTCCAGGGCGTCTCTCTTTTGAGGATCGCGGTTATGAAAGAAATTACAGTGCGGGCGCTTGTTGTGGCAGCGACCTATAGTTGTATCCTGGTAGGATTTTCGTTCCTTGCAGGATGCGCGCCAGCAAAGTATGTCTTCCACTGCACTGTAACGCAACCAGAGAATTGTAATTGAGATGGCAGAAGTAAAGGAAAAGCGGCCCGTTGGTAGGCCGACGCAATACAAACCTGAATATTGTAAGACCATTGTTGACCTCGCAAAGACGGGCGCAGGTATGGTCGAATGGGCGCTTGCTTGCGATGTCGATCGCACGACGTTGTATGATTGGGCGGCCGCACATGAAGATTTTTCCACAGCTCTATCGCGTGCGAAGATGGAAGAGCAGAAATGGTGGGAGCAAGAAGGGCGCTCCGGCATGCGCGCCGAGAAGTTTAACGCGCTCGTTTGGAAGACCAGCATGCAAGCTCGTTTCCGCGACGATTACACAGAGCGCAAGATTAACGAAGTCAGCGGGCCTGATGGCGGCGCAATCAAAACAGAAAGCGTTACGCGCATTGACACGCGTGACTTAGATGAAAGTCAGCGCGAAGCATTGAAGGCGGCGCTGAGTGCCGTCGTGAATAAGTGAACGATAACGGCGACGAGGTAGACGAAGAGATCCAGGCGATTGTCGATGGAACCTCCGCCATATTGCACGTATTATATCAATCGCCAGATTCGCATATAGCAATGCAAACAATGGCGGCCGTTACAGCATGCATCTTGTGTTCCGTCATGAGCTCTGAGCAAGAGGCGAGAGAAGAATTTAGTATGTTTGTCGAGGCGGTCCAGCGTTCTGTTAATCGCGCAAAGAGAGACAATCTTGTTGTTTGGCCTGAAGGGAGCTCGCATTGATCGTCGAGATCTTTGGGACAAAGATCGACGCAGAACAAACGCTCATCGACATCAGCCGCGATGAGTGCGAAGAAAACCTCGTGGAATTTATTCGCCAAGCGTGGCCGATCATAGAACCAGGCGCAGAATATTTTCACAACTGGCACGTCGACATGATCTCCGAATCACTCGAGTCCATAACATATGGCGTCGAGTTTGAAGACGGGACGCATTACAATCGCCTGCTGATTAACGTGCCGCCAGGCATGATGAAATCGCTCCTCACAAATGTTTTCTGGCCTGCTTGGGAGTGGGGCCCAAAGAACATGCCGCACATGCGCTATGTTTGCGCGTCGCACTCGCTCGATCTCGCCATCCGCGATTCAACAAAGATGAGACGCTTAATCGAATCAGAATGGTATCAAGCCCGATGGGGCGATCGCGTAAAAATAACCAAAGACCAAAATCAGAAGACAAAGTTTGAAACGACTGCAACAGGCTTCAGGCAGGCAGTCGCGGCCGGCTCCATCACTGGCGCTCGTGGCGACAGAGTAATCATCGACGATCCCCTCAGCGTTGACGACGCTTCGTCTGAGGCGGTTCGCAACAGCCGCAAGGAATGGTTTCTCGAATCAGTTCCGACGCGTCTTAACAAGCCTATGGAATCGGCAATCATCGTCATCATGCAGCGCCTGCATGAGGAAGACACAAGCGGCATTATCCTGAGTAAGGGATTGGGTTATGACCATATCATGCTTCCGATGCGCTACGACCCGGGGCGAGCATTCGCAACTATGCTCGGCCTCGAAGACCCGCGAAAAGAAGAAGGCGAGCTTCTTTTTCCGGATCGTTTTCCCGAGGCTGTCGTCGATCGGGATGAAAACGCTATGGGACCCTATGCAACCGCAGGTCAGTTCCAGCAATCGCCAGAGCCAAGAGGCGGCGGCGTCCTCAAGCGCGATTGGTGGCAAAAGTGGGAGCAGCCGTCATACCCTCCATTTGATTATGTGATTGCCGCGGTCGACACCGCCTACACAACCAAAAGCGAAAATGACCCGAGCGCCATGACAGTATGGGGCGTTTGGAAAGGCGGCGACCAAACTGCCGTCGTTACCCGCTCGCCTGGGGCAGATGGGCAGATGGCCATCCTTAATCGCCAATACAAAGAGGAGCACCCAAAATGCATGCTGATGTATGCATGGGCCGAGCGCCTCGAGCTGCATGAGCTCATTGCCAAAGTTCAGGAGACGATGGACGATTACGGCGTCGACAAGCTCCTGATCGAGAATAAAGCCAGCGGCATCAGCGTGGCGCAAGAGATCCGCCGCGTCTATGGATACGATGAGTTCGCCGTCCAGCTGGTCGACCCGAAGGGCCTGGACAAGTTGGCGCGCCTTTACTCGATCCAGCATATATTTGCAGAAGGCCTGATCTATGCGCCCGAGCGACCATGGGCCGAGATGGTCATCAACCAGGCTGCGCAGTTCCCGCGTGGCAAGCACGACGACCTTGTCGATACTACGTCAATGGCGTTAAAACATTTGCGCGAGATCGGCCTATTAGTCCGCGGTGCTGAGTTCACAGCCGGCCTCGATGAAGGTAGAATGCACACCGGCCAGCAAGAGCAGCCGCTTTATCCAATTTAATCGGGATCAAAATGATTTATGCAAACGCTGTCGTCGATGTGATCGATGCCCCTCCAGCTCATGGCCACGGCCTTGGCTTGTTCAAAGTAACGGTCTGGGGGAAGGAACCGCACGACTATGTGCGCGTCTATGAGATCCGCGGCAAAGATGATAATATGGCGGCCCGCGAAGGCCTTGAGCGTTTCGTTGAAGATATTACGCGCCTTTTGGAAGGCAAAGGGAACTGATCATGCCAATGACACCGGGGCTTTCTCCTTCAATTCGTCAGCATCAGGAGGAGCCAGCCGGCGGCCTCGGCGGCCTTGAAGATATTCTTGTTGAGATCGAGCAGGGCCACGACAAGCCTGAGACGGACGACAAGGGCAACATCCTGCGTATCGAGCATGATGATGGCTCCGTCAGCGTATCGCTTGACGGGCAGCCCGTTGAGAGCGCCTGCAGCGCCGACAATCCAGAAGGATGGTTCAACAATCTTGTCGATGAAATTGATCAAGGCGAGCTGGCGGCAATCGCAGACGATATGCTGCGCGGCATTGAAGACGATTTAACAAGCCGCCAAGATTGGATTGAAGATCGCGCGCAAGGCATCAAGCTTCTCGGATTAAAGATCGAGATACCTGGCTTGCAAGGCGCAAGCGATGGCGCTCCTGTCGAAGGCATGTCGAAAGTTCGCCATCCGCTTCTGCTCGAAGCTGTATTGCGCTTTCAAGCGAATGCGCGCAGCGAGCTGTTGCCGACAGATGGACCTGTAAAAGTAAGAACGGAATCAGACGATGACACAGTCGCAGAAGACGAACTTGCGGACGCTCTCCAAGCCGATCTCAATCACTATCTCACAGCCATTGCTCGGGAATACTATCCCGACACAGATCGTATGCTCTTCATGCTCGGATTTGGCGGAACAGCATTTAAGAAAATCTATTTTTGTCCTCTCAGAGGAAGACCAGTTAGCGAGTCCGTTGATGCGGACGATCTCATCGTCAATAACGCCGCGACAGATTTAACGACCGCGAAGCGCATAACGCATCGCGTTTACTTGCGCCCAAGCACTGTGAAGCGTTTGCAGATCCTTGGCGTTTATCGCGACATTGATCTTGGCACGCCTTCGTATGAGGGCAAAGATTCTGTGCAGCGCGAGAAGGCAGATCAGCAAGGCATTTCTGCAGAGGCGCGCAATCCAGACGATCGCGATCGCGAAATATATGAAGTATATTGCGAGCTCGATATTCATGGCTTCGAACACAAATACAAAGGGAAGGTAACAGGTCTCGAGATCCCGTATCGCGTGACTATTGATAAAAGCTCGAGGGAGGTTCTCTCCATTGTGAGGAACTACGATGAGCCAACGGGAGAAGAGGGCAACGAGCTGCCTGAAGCTCGCATCAATTTCGTCAAGTATCAGTTTGTTCCTGGTATGGGTTTTTACGATATTGGTCTACTTCATATTCTGGGTAATACCACAAACGCGGTTACTGCCGCGTGGCGCGAAATGCTCGACGCCGGCATGTATGCGAACTTCCCCGGCTTTCTTATGGCAGATACTGGCGCGCGTCAGAACACGAATATATTCCGCGTTCCGCCAGGCGGCGGCGCGCTTGTGAAGACAGGCGGCATGCCAATCAATCAAGCCGTAATGCCATTACCATATAAAGAGCCTGGTCAGGCTTTGATGAACCTTGTCTTGAACATGGTTGAGACTGGGCAACGCGTTGGCACAACGAGCGAGTTGCAAGTTGGCGAAGGTCGGGCCGATGCGCCGGTCGGAACAACGCTTGCGTTGATTGACCAAGCAACGAAGATCCTAAACGCCGTGCATAAACGCTTGCATACTGCGCAAGCAGAAGAATTTCAATTGCTGGTTCGTTGCTTCCGCGAACACCCGGATTCGTTTTGGGGCAGAAACAAAAAACCAAAACGTCAGTGGGATGAAGCAACCTTTATTGAAGCAATTAATAAGTGCGATCTTGTCCCGCAGGCAGACCCAAACACTGCAAGCCAGACGCAACGCCTGATGAAGGTGATGGCGTTGAAGCAGCTGCAGGCTTCTAATCCTGCAATGTATGACGCGAAGGCAATTGACCTTGCCGCGATGAAGGCAATTGGCTGGAGCAATCCAGAGCAGTTCCTTGCGCCGCCCGAGCAGGCTGGCCAGATCCCGCCAGAGATGCAGAAGGTCATGGAAGAGATCAAGATCCTCAAGCAGGAAGCCGACGCAAAGAGCATGGTCGCGCAAGCTTCTGTTCAAGCGGCTCAAGCCGAAGGCGAGTCGCGCATGATGGATTCGCAGACAAAGCAAATGATGGCGCAGGCAAAGATGATCGAGGCGCAGGCAAAAGCCGGCGGCGAAGATGGCCAGTTCCGCAACGTCGACGCAGAAGCGAAGATGATGGATGCGGAGACGCGCCGGCAGGAGCTCGAGCTCAAGGCCATGAAGATGAACGTCGACGTGCATAAGCTGCGCGAAGATTCGGAGCATCGCGAAGCGGACCGCATTATTGATTCGCATCATAAGTCAGCCGATCGTCAAAGCCGCAATGCTTTAGAGATTGCTCGGTCATTAGGTAATCAAGGCGCGCAGGAGACTGAATAATGGGCAGCATAATTGACCGCGCACTTGACATCATCAACGATCATTTAAAAGACCAGACGTCTTCGTTTCAAGTTGCATCGCCACTTGCTGCTGGCAAGAGCATGGCGCGTGGTGGAGAAGTTTTGCAGGACGAATATCCAACGCATTATTTGCCAGAAGTTGGGCGGCAGGTGATGGCTGCTGGGGGCAACCCTGTAGAAAGCGGTTTAAACGTCGCTCGCTCAATTCCTACAGAAGGCGCTACGATACCAGGACCAATAGCGCCAAGGCCTCCTGTAAGCCCGTTTGAGGGCCGCGTTCAGTCGCCTAAACTTGCCGAAACATTTGCCAAAGAAAATATCCCTGGCGTTGTTGTATCGCCAAAGCCAGGAAAAGGCAGCGGGCCTCGCGTTACGCCTGAAGCCAAGGTTCCTTATGAGCAGCCTGAATATGAAGGCTACGGCGCTCAAGGCGAACGTCCCACATCAGATATTGAGTTCTCTCCATCTACGCCGGCAATAGCAGGAACGGCATTGCCGCCTCCTGTCCAACATCCTTTGCAGAATGAACCAAGACTGCAGAATGTTAGCGATCGGGCTCAAGGAATTTTAAAGAGCAAGGGCTTTAAAGATTTAGTGAAGGATCATGTCGGGCTTGATCCAGCAAAATTAAGATTTACGTCGATCCTGGGGACGTTTAACCAGCAGGCTGAGCCTTCATTCGTTGTTGAACATCCGGATATGCAGCCAGAGCATGCTGAAAAGTTGGCGCATATGCTTGGCTTTGGGTTCCAGCAAGACCAGACAATTCACGTCCGGCATAACCCAGACATATCGGACGAAGAACATATCCCTGCCGTATTGATTGGCAACAAAGGAAGCAGGGCTCTTTCTCAAACGCACATTGATAAGCTTATGGATGCAGCCAGCCAGGAAGGTTTAGATTTTTCTTTAACAAAAGATAAAAAAGCTGCGAAATTTCTTCACTTTGGTGGAGAAGAGAGATATGATGACTTCGCCGATAAGATTGACCGCATATCGAAATCTACTGGCTTAAACGACATATATCTTGCGCGGTCAAAAGGAGATGCAATCGATGCGAAAGACTACCTCAGTGGCATATTCGGAAAAGGTGGCCAAGGAACGGGGCTGGAAGATAGCTCCCAAAGATCACCCGATTTATTCGGAAGGATCGTCGATCATGTTCTTGCGCCATACGCCAAAGCGGTCGCAGGAGAGGGATACCGCCTCTCACCAGAGCGCCTCAAAGAAACATTTGGATTAACAGACGACGAGACCGACAAGGTTAGATCGGCTCTTTATCCAACAAAGAAATCGGGGGACCGGACCACGGTCCCTCTTATGACTGGCGAAGAAGAATTAGACATCCGGCCTACCGGGGATCGTGGTAAGGCAAGAGTTAATGATGCCCTTTATGCGCTGCAAAACCGCGCATCAGAAAAGGGAATGATAGATCCCGACGATCATAGCGATCAGGCAAAAAAATTAATTGCCAGCGATATTGCTGACGAAGTGAAGTATCACGTCGATAATTCCGATAAGTCAGCTATAGGTTGGTATGATGCTGCTTTGAAAAAAGCAAAAGGTTTATATCATCAAATCTTTCCTGAATTAAAAACAGATAAAGATAAGGAAATGCTTTTCGACGCCATACTTGGCATAACGTCGCAGGGCAATGACGTTCATTCCAATTCAATATTTGCCGCGCGTATGTATGACAAGATTCGCAATGAAGGGAAATCTATTCCTGAAGCGGTAAAGGATCTAAGCGGCGGCTTTGGCGCACAGACAAAAGCTATTGAAGGCAATTTGATGAAGCTTCATCATTTGCTTGATCAAAATGGCTATGAACGCATGCGGGATCTTTTTAATCAAAAGAAAAGTGTTAGCGAATGGAACAAGATTCTTCGCGAAGATCCGACGTTAAAAGTTCCCGGTCAAGAACAGCTCACGATGAAGGGAGCTGGAGACCAGAAGATTACAGGTTGGATGGTGTTTGGACCAAAAATTGGTTCGTTCATTAACAATCTTCACGGCGATTATTCAACACTGACGGCAGATCTTTGGTTTAGCCGGACGTGGAATAGATTGCTTGGCCATAATTTTATCCATTCACCAATTGCCGAGCAAAAACAATATCAGGATTTTAAAGACGCAGTAAAAGCAGAATTTCTGCATCATAATGGGTTACCGCATGAGCAGTATGCCGGTAAGACGACTAACGGCCAATACAATCGAGACGCTTCAGGAAATGTTAAACCGTGGACTTTCGGCAATGATATGCAAGATATGTCTCATGACGATTTTGATAAACTTATAAATAATCCTGAAAGCATGCAGGAATTGGCCAGTAAATTATATAAAGCTTATAAGGATGGTGGATTCAAAGATAAATCAGATATTCGCCGACGCGCAAAGAACTGGATGGAAAATCGCGATTTACCTGTTGCCGCTCCACGCGGTGATAAGGAACGTGATTTCCAACAAAATACAGTAGAAGAAGCAAAGAGAGTTCTTAAAAAGAAATATGGTTTGGACATTAGCGTTGCAGATATTCAAGCGGCTCTTTGGTTTCATGAGAAAGAATTATTTAGCAAGCTTGGCGTTGCTCCGGAGCGCGCGCAGCCGGCAGACTATGAAGACGCTGCTAGAAACGCGATGGAAACAATCAAGAAAGGCGAGCTATATCGCGTAAAGTCAAGAGAGAAAAAACCTGCAAAAGCCTACGGTGGCGCTATCAACCCGGTCGAGCTTAGATATGACGATCTTGAGGATCAGGCGCGTCGTCTGATATTATGGTCGTATGCTGCGGCACCGCTTGTTCGTCCACTTTCTCGCGCTGAGGGCGGCGCAGTTGATGATCCTGTTAATAAAGCTCTCGATATTGTTGGGGCGGGATCGTCGCCGACGTCGGCTGTAGATACAGCCCGCAACCTGACGCCAATGGGTTTTTACAGCGCCGCAGCTGAGGCGGCCAGCAAAATACCTCAGCGAGCTCCCATCGATCAGATCATTAACAAGATCAAAGGGCAGCCCAATGTCAAAGCAGCGGAGCTTGATAATGCTAATCTTGCAGACGCATTTGCTGGACAGAGGAGCGTGGACCCGAAGGAAGTTGCGCGGCAT